TTTAACACTTAGCAGCAGACAAATTGGGAAATCAACCCTCACGCGCATATATTTAATACATAAAATACTATTTAATTCAGATAAAACTTATGCTATTCTTGCTAATAAAGAAAACACTTCATTGAAGTTATTAAAAGAAGTCAAAGATGCTTATATCATGCTTCCATTGTGGTTACAGCAAGGAGTAAAGGATGGTGGTTGGAATCAAAAGACAATAGAATTTGAAAATGATATTAGAGTTATAGCAAGACCTACTTCTGTTTCTGGTATACGTTCTGAATCAATTTCACTTTTAATATTAGATGAGTTTGCTTGGATTGGAAATGGTGGAACTGGAGGTTCACAGCTTGCAAGTGAGTTTATAGCCAGTGTTCTTCCAACGATTTCTTCTGGTGAATCTTCACAGATAATCGTAGTTTCGACCCCAAATGGCATGAATCATTATTATGATATGTGGAAGAAAGCGGTTGATGGAAGAAGTAGTTATTATCCAATCAAAATAAATTGGTGGGAAGTTCCGGGAAGAGATGAAAAATTTAAAGAGGAAACGATAAAAACTCTTCCGGGTGGAATAGTTCAATGGAATCAGGAATTTGGTTGCGTAGTTCAAGATACTAAAATAACAGTTAGAAATAAAAATACTGGTTTAGTTGAAACTGTTGATATTGGTGACTTTTATGAGATGTGCGCATAGTGATATATAAAACAGAAAATATAAAGAATTTCATAACTGATATATATGGTGATTTTTATGATTTGAGTAAATTGTATTGTAAAAAATCTTCTGATAAGGTCATAGTCATATGTCCATGGCATGGAGAGATAAAGAAATCGGCACAGTGTCTCGTCGAAATGTGTGTTTGTAAAGAATGTAACAGAGAAAACAATTTTATTGAATCTATCAATAATGCTAAAAAACTTCACAATAACAAGTATGATTATAGTAAAGTTGACATAACTTTGAATAAGAAAGAAAAACACGCTATTATATGTCCAGAACATGGAACATTTTATCAATCTTGGAATAATCATACTCATAAAACAAATTTACGTGGGTGCCCTAAATGTGCTATTGAAGCTCGTAGAAGATTTTTTGCTGCACCACAAGAAGATTTTTTGAAAAAAGCTATAGAAATACATGGTGACAAATATGACTATAGTAAAGTTGAATATGTAAATTGTCATACGAAAGTTATTTTAATTTGTCCACTCCATGGTGAGTTTAAAATAAAACCATCTAAACATGTTGATGTTAAGCAGGGTTGTCATAAATGTGGGATAATCAAATCTGCAAACTCTCAACGAAAAACAACAGAGAAGTTTATTGAAGAATGTAAATTGGTACATGGTGACAAATATGATTATAGTGAAATAGAATATGTAAATTGTCATACTAAAGTTAAAGTTATATGTCCACGACATGGAGTATTTTATCCATACCCAACTAATTTTTTAAGCCATAAAAAGGGCTGTCGTAGTTGTATGGGTAACGTTTCCAAAACAGAAAAGAAATTAAGAAAATATTTAAAATCAATATATGATGGAGAAATGATTTTTAATAAAAGAAATTTGTTAGGAAATTTTGAAATTGACATATACTTACCCGAATTGAAATTAGCAATAGAATTTAATGGTACATATTGGCATAATGTAGATAAAGTTGGAAAAGAATATCACAAAATGAAAACAGATTTATGTGATGAAAAAGGTGTCAGATTGGTTCATATATATGAACATGATTGGCTTTTTAGAAAGAATGTAATTAAGAATAAATTGAAAGATGTTATTTTAGGTAAAGAAATTTTCTATGATTCTATTGTTGATATGTTTGAAGAAAATGATATTCTATATTTGTTAATTGATAGAGATTGGGAGAATAAGAATAGTTGTGTTGGTTTAGAAAAAGAAGGTTTTGTTTTTGATAGGGTTGAAAAACCTCGGATATTTTACTATGACCAATATAGCAATGTTGTGTTGGAAAATGACAGTAAAATGAAAAATGTAATATATACCAGTGGATGTCTTAGATATGTTTACAATAAAAAAGTTTAGTGATTATCAGATATTGACGGATAATGGATTTGTTGATTTTGAAGGAATTTCAAAGTCAGTAAACCCATGTAATATAATTAGATTTACCCTTGAATCTGGTTTACAGATAAAAGTAAACTATGAGCATGAATTTATAGTTGATGGTATGGTTCAAAAAGCTAAGGAGTTTATTGAAGGTGAACCACTTCAAATAAATAATAGTTTTGAAACAATCAAAAATATTGAATATCTTGTAGAGAAAGATTTTGTGTATGATATACTTGAAGTTCATGATAGGGAACATTCATATTTGAGTAATGGGATAAAGTCTCATAATTGCAAGTTTCTTGGAAGTTCTTCAACACTCGTAGATTCTGATATATTAGAAAGAATAGAAATATCAGATCCAGTTGAAGTTAAGCAGGGTGGGGCTTTACTTATATATGAATATCCACAAGAAGGGGCATTTTATGTTGAAGGGATTGACTCAAGTGGAGGCACCGGAAATGACTCGTCAGCTATAACAGTTCTAAAAATAGTAGGTCCACATGAAGTTTATCAAGTTGCTACTTACAGAAACAATATGATTTCTCCTTATGATTTTGCTCAAGTTTGCATTGGTGTTGCAGAATACTATAACAATGCATATATGATGGTAGAATCCAATGGTCAAGAAGCTGGTGAGGTTGCAGCGACTATTTGGCACACTTACGAATATGAAAATATGTGTAATTGTGATAAAAAAGGATTAGGTATCCGATCAACTAAAAAGTCGAAAAATATTGCAAATCTACTACTCAAAGAATATATGGAAAAGGGGTGGCTCAAAGTAGTTGACAAAACCACCGTGTATGAGCTTACCCGATATGTCGAACACCAACCGGGAATTTACAGAAGTGAAACTGAAACTTGTCATGATGATACAGTTTTAGCTCTTGCTTGGGCATTGTATTTTATTAAAACCCCTTTTTATGATGGTGATGTGATTAATAGAACACATATTGAATCACGCTACAAAATAGAAGATGATGCGCCAGCTATGATTTTTGATGATGGTGGTAAACATTCAGAACATTTATATGATTCTGATTGGGGTGATTGGAATGATGAAGGAGATTTAGTAATATAAATAATCAAGAGGCTCTATGAATATACATTTAGTAAATATTTTAAAGCAACTTTGTGATACAATTGGAGTTGATTATGAAGAGATTGATTTTAAAGAATTAGATTGGAATAAACAACATTGTTGGAATTACACCCAGTCAGTGGAATTTGAAGATTGGATGTTTCATTATATTTTTGATAATGACAAGGTTCGTAGACAATTGACATGTTGTAAAAGAGATGAATTGGAATGTAGACAAGCGGTAAATATTTTCATAGCTATGTATGGGTGGCGATTAAGTGATGGATAAAGAAGAAATACTTAGTGAATTTTTAGATAAATTGACATGTGCTCAAAGAAATATGTGGGAAGAATGGAGAGACATGGGCATTCAGGAAGATGTTGACATTTGGCAATTTTTGATTGATGATAGGGAAGATGAAGACAATAAGGATGTTATTGAATTGATGGAAAAACAAAGAGAAAATGTAGATGGTTACTGGAACTTTATTTCGGGTGGGGATGATGGCGAAATTTAAGCAGTTTATTGCGGAATTAAAGGATATGGATTCTGGTTTCGAGGGGAAGACATTTGAGAAGGTTTTAGTCAAAGGTTTACGTATGGCAGGTCTTGACTTTAAGGAAAATATAGCGAACGGTCCCGGTTGGGATATTCAAACTAAGGGTAGTGGTTGGAATAGATTGATAGATGATAGTGATGTGAACATTAAAGTTGCTGGTACTAAATGGATGGTTAGTATGGCAGAACTTTATACCTTGCTTCCTTGGGATAAATTGCCTGAAAATTATGACAGTAAGAAATATGAAGCTAAAGTTAAGCGCCTTTTTAATAAGAAAGGGGTTGCCGATATTGTCTTTCTTAAACCTAAAACAAAAGACATACAGAATAGAATTATTGAAGCAGTAAAGAATAACAACAAAGATGAATTAGAAAAGTTGTTTGTAAAGAAGAATTTCTACAGTGAAAAGTTAGGGAAGGGGTATGATGTTCGTGTGCTTGATAATGGTGAGCGAGTAACTTCAATAGCTCTTGATAAAGGTGGTAAGGTGTTTATGCGAAGTGAAAAGCCACGTAAAATAGGTGGTAGTTATTCAGTTACATTTAGAACACCAACAACTAAACTTGGTAAACAAGAAAGAAATGTAAAGAAGGATTAAATGATGGCGAAATTTAAAGATTTTGTAAAGGGCAATTTTTATTTTAGTGTTGATAATGGTGGTATGGTTGCATCTACTATGAAAGAGTTTATCACAGTATATGATAGTAATAATCAGAAGATGGGGCATGTTCAATATGACGTGTTGAATGGAGTGGTTGATATTACTGATATTGAAGCGGACAGTGAAGAGACAAAAGTTAAGTTAATGGATAAATTGTTTAGTTTGTATGGTGTAGCGGAAATCTATCTTAATGGAGATAGATTAAAGTGAAATTCAAAAGATTTATTTTAGAGCAGACGCAAACATTTAAACCGCCACAAGAAGTAGCGAATCAGGCTAAAAGAGCACTCGAATACAGGGAGAAATACCCAAAAGAAACTTCCGATAGTGGTACTAAGGTTGGTTGGACAAGAGCCCGCCAACTTGCTAATAGAGAGGAAATAAGCCTTGATACAGTTAAGAGAATGTTTAGTTTCTTTAGTAGGCACAGTGGTAATGAGAAAGTAAATCCAGACTATAAAGATGAGCCTTGGAAAGATAATGGATTTTTGATGCATCTTGCTTGGGGTGGTGATGTCGGTTTTAAATGGGCAAAGTCAATATTAGACAAAGAAGAGAATAATGGCTAAATTTAAAGAATTTCTAATAAGTGAAGCTAATTTACTTCAGGCACTATTAGAAGGAACTGGGCTTGTTTTCAGTGATTATGTTGATGTTGTTCCATCCCAAAAAAATATTGAATTTTATAAGTTAAGACAAGAAGAGGGTAAAACTGGTTCATTTCTCAAAGAAGTAGTTTGGGATGAAGATAATAACGGTTTACTTTTAAGATATGAAGTTACTCCAACGTATGAAAATAAAGTAAAGATAGTTAATAAGCAGGGAAAACAATCATCTGGTAGTAAGTATATAATAGAGGTTTTATTTGAAGATGTTGATGATTATTTGGGTAACAAAAAAGAATTTTTAACAATGAAAAAGAAAGACCAGATTGCAAAATTTAGACAAATGATGCGAAAAGCAACTATTAGAATTTGGTCGAATGATGCTTCTCATTGGTGGCAGGGGAGTTTTGAGCAAGCTGATAAATATGGATATGCTATATATAAATTTCCCGGACCTAAAGGAAAAGGAATTTGGGCACGTAGACATATAGGAAGAACGAGCGGTATATACGGCACTAAACATCTAATAGAAGTTATGAAAACCATACCTTTTCTTGCAACTAAAATCATAAATATGTTGAATAAGTAAACGCATAAATACTTAATATGGGAGTGTATTGTGAATTTTATAGTAAAGTTATTTAAGAAACAAGTATTGAAGTACGTTGTCAAACAGTTAGAAAATGAAGAATTAAAAGAAGATTGGGTTAGTAAAGTAAATGCCAGAATAGATTTGCCCGGTATTGATGAAACAGAGGAACGTAAATTGTTTTACGCCACACTCGATGCTGGTTTTGAAGAGATTAAAAAGAAAATAGAAGAACTTTGATATATGTCAAGGAAAAGCGGGCGTAAACAAATGAAATTCAAAAGATTTGTTACTTCTTTAACTGAAAACAAGCATAATTATTCAAGTGTTCAGGTTGACTTGCCAGACCACTTATCTGAAATGGTTATAAATTATGGTAACAAGATACCAGATAATTTGATATATGATAAAGAACAACAATACGGAAGAGAGAAAGATGTTCATGTTACTGTTCTTTATGGGCTATTGGACGAAAAGCCTGATGGTGTGAGAGAGCTTGTGCAAGAATATAAACCGTTTAAGGTTAAGTTAGGTAAAATTAGTGCATTTACAAACGGTGATGATTATGATGTACTTAAAGTGGAAGTTAAAAGTTTTGTGATGAACAACATGCATTATTTCATTGAGGAAAAATTGGAAAATAAAAATAGTTTTCCAGTGTATAAACCACATGTAACCGTAGCCTATTTGAAAAAGAGAAATGTTAATAGTTGGGTTGGTGATAAACATTTTGCTGGTATAGAATTTTTAGTAGATGAATTGACGTACAGCAGCCTAAATGGTGATAAATATAAGATTGAATTGAGAGGTTAAATTGAGAGTTTTTCTTTTGATTTTGTTTTTAGTGTCTGTAGTTTCAGAGAACACTAATTGTGTTGCTGAAAGATGGTATATAAATAATTATAGTGGGTTCTATTATAGTCAAGTGGACGGTGTAGGCGTATGGGGAGATTTGCACAGTTGGTAAGAGAAGCGTTTCACGACATGCAGAAACTTGATGGTGATGTAGTAGAGGTTTATAAAAATCCTACTGGTCAAGAATTGATGCTTCTTTTTAAAAACAGTTATGATAGTGGTGTTAGAGTTGGAATTGATAAAAGGGGTGATTTGTATGCTTGGATGGAAGACTATCTGCATTCTGATGTAAGTCGAAGGTTTAACCTAAAGTTTGCATTAAGATTTGAATATACGAAAGGTAGAGATACTATTTTTCTTTCGTCTGGTGAGACAAAAAAGAATTTCATTAAATCAGTGAATAAAAGAGTTTTGAATAGATTGAAAAATACTTTTCCATTAGTTAAGAAAATAGAAACAAGTACACGTCCATTTGAATCTGTATATGAATATAAATAATTAAAGATAGAAACTTTTTTAAGGAGTAGACGATGAGTGTAGTCTCAAAAAAGCGTTCTACGGCAGGGTTCTATAGAACAGAAAGAGACCTTTCCACAGTGGCTTCTCCGGTTGGAACTTCAACTGGGGCGACTGTAGTTAGAAGCCGTAAGGGACGAGTGAATTATATTTATAATTTCACGACTGATAAAGAAATGATTGATGCTTTGGGAGAGCCAGTATTTACTTCTGGAACTTCAGTGTCTGATACTAATACTCCTGAAATGGGTTATGGTATGTATGCTGGATTGACTTTTCTTCAAGAGTCAAATGCTCTTCTCGCAGTTAGAGATTTTGATACTGGTGATAAATACGCGACTGTAGTTTTTGATGCAGATGGGTCAACTTCTGCAACTGAAACTGGTGGTGTTCAGGCAAGTGCCGATACTGTTCCTGATAAAATCGATGATATTTACACTTTAGAGGAATCACTTCCTTCTGGTAAAGCTCTTTTAGTTGGATTTGTTGGTCCGGGCGTAGATGGTAATAACTATGCAGTCACCATTGAGACTTTTCATGCAGATTGTGATTGGTTCAATAGTTATGATGATTATACTTCTGCAACCGATGTGAGTGCTCATCCCATCGAAAGTAAAGTTTTTAAGATTCAGGTTTTTGAGAAAAATGTTGATGAAGACTGGGATAGTCTTTCATTTAGTTCTATTAGTGCAAGTCCAATTGAAACTTTTTATGGTACTCGCACTTCGCAACAGGATGCAAATAAGCAACAGTTGCGCATTAGTGAAGTAGTTAATGGTAATTCTGATTACATATATGTGGTTCCGGGTTCTGTAGATTTTGAGCAGGGTGGTGCATATGCCGCTACACCTTCAGACGCAATTCCTTTAGTTGGCGGAGCTGTTAATTATGGTACTAATATTACATCGACTGGTGGTTGGAGCTTTTTTGAATCAAGAGAAGATTCTTCACCAACTATTTTGATTTGTCCTACATATAATATGGCAGTTAAACAGGAAGTTGCCAGAATTGCAGCAAAAAGAAAAGATTGTATTGTTGTTTGTCAATCTGGACAAAGAAGTGA